TTACAAAAAACAGAAAGAAAAAATCAAACCGGGCGACAAATATTACGTCGTTACATCTGGCACGGAGTACCGACCTGATTTGGTTTCACATACAGCTTATGGAACAGTTGATTTGTGGTGGAGAATTATGGAAGCTAATAACATCAAAGATATATTTGATTTCAAAGCTGGACTCAACATTAAAATTCCTGACGCATTATTTGGATAACTATGCCTTGTTTAGTAGATTGTATTGACGCATACAAATGCGGGGACTTACTGGAAGCCTTCCCCGGCGCTATCTTTGCGCCTTATGTTGAATTAAATTTCGGCGGGCAAAGAATCACAGTTGGAAATAACTCCGCACCACCCAACAATCATGCAACCATTAGTTCTTTTGAATATGGAATGATGCCAGGATCAACAGGCTATGGTGCTAAATTTGAAATAATTGACCAAGGCGGCGTAATGTCGAAAGACATTATGAAGGCTATCAATAAAACTGCAACATTGGCTGCAACTGAAACAATGCAGACATATTTTGATTTTGGATGGATCATAAAAACATGCGATGGAACTACAGAGTTCTTGACGGCCAGTAAATTAACCACGGCAAAATTACATGGAATGATTACAAAGGTAGAGCAAACCTATGAAGGTGGAAAAAGTAAACTTAAATTCACTGTAGAAGCTCCATCATCAGCAACAACTCCAGAAGTTAGACATGATGATACCGAAGGTGATGAAGCTCAAAAGATCACGCTGAAGGAAGCACTAACAGCACTGTTTACAGAGCATCATCCCAAATTCAGTTCTGTTGAATTTAAGAATAAAGATGGTGGTGATCTTGAATTCAAAAATTCCGATGGTGGCGAACCAGGGCCTAAGTCTTCTTGGCCACACAATCAACAAAACCCACTATCTGTTGCTCGAACTTGGTTGAGTGCTATTACAACAAAAGATGGAAAAGGAATTTTGATTTGTTACAACCCTACAACTAATGCAATTGTTTTTCAAGAAGACAAATCAGAAAGAGGGTGTTGTATCAATCCAGTAGGAACATACATTGTCAATGGTGGAAATTGTTCACCAGTTCTGGAATTTAATCCCACTCTAACATGGGGGCCGTTTGGGATTTCTGCTGCCGGTGCAGCAGCAGGCGGTAATGCTAGTGGCGATCAAACTGCCGTAGTAGAGCCAACTCCAGATGTGCAAGAAGCAGGCACTCAAGATAGTCCAGCCATTCAACAACATGAATGGCAATATCGACATCCAGATTCTTTAGCAAGTGGAGCCGCTGAAGGCCATTCTGCTCAATTAGAAGCAAATAAAAATGTAGACATATTGCCTGGATTTAGCGCACAACTAAAAATTCATGGAAATCCAAAATTTTCTGATCCAATTGATATGATCGGAAAATCAGTTGGCGTTATTGTTATAAATCCATTTCACATTGACGATCAATGTCAATGGGTTGTGGGACCAACTTGTAATTCAATGATGAGCAATAAAAATTACATGATACAAGGGGTTAATCATCAGATTTCTGGTGGAAGTTATGTAACCACATTGCAGTTGTTCCTGTATCAGCCCAACAAAGACGAAGATTTCGATCTTCCACTTGGTGGCGACGGTTGTGGAACAGAAACATTCGTGGATGGTTTGGGAGCTTCACTTCCAACTGATGCTAATGGATAAGGAGAATTAAATGTCGGTAGCAAGACAAGAATATGTAGAATTGCTAGAGCGTCGGATTGCTTCTCTTGAGAATCAAATTGGCGGCGTAGCTTACAACATGAAATCTGTCGCTAGACAAGAGCTTGTTGCTAATGCTTCTGTTATGGAACAAGCAGAAATGCAATTTGGCATGTACACAGCTTTGTGCATAGAAACAATTGATATTTGGAAACAAAGTCGAGTTCGTTTCTTTTCTCCTTTGTTTCATGATCCAAAAATGACCATTAAAAAGTTACCGTGGGCTAGTCCGGTTTCTAACTTAGGAGGTTTTGATGATTGTGGTGCAACTTGGGTTCCTCCTGCCGGATGTACTCTTTGCATCATATTTGAAAACGGCAACCGTGCGTCACCATACTACATCGGAACCACATGGCATAGAAACCGTGGTCCCGATGGAGGACACAATTGGGGATATAACATTGAAGAATACTACAAAATTTGGGAAGGCAAAAGAAAAGGATACTTAGTCGGACCCAATGATGGCTCTCAGGTGTTTCCACCGTGGAATACAGAAAACTATAACGGGTTTGATCTGTCGTCTCTAGTTGACTTTGCTGACAATCCTGAAGCACAGAAGCTAATCACCTATCCAAATATCTTTGGCATCAAAACGCCAGAGAAGCATTACATCAAGATGGTGGACGGTGATCCAAAGTGCAATAGAAAATGGAAGCGGTTTGAAATCATGTCCAGTTGCGGAAACTGGATCATGCTTAAAGACGATCACCTGCATTACGCAGGCCAATGGGCGCACCCACAGTGCGGGGTTCCCGATGGAGAAACAAGTTGCGTAGAAGACGCAAACAATAGTTCTCAAGAAGACAAACTAAGTGGTGGCTTTGAAAACACGTTTGAACAAAATGATGGCACTGAAGAAGTCGCTCTTGCTCAAGCAATAGCCAACACAACAGACATAACGCCAAAAACAGGAAAGAAAAAAGAAGAAGTTCCTTGCGAGGGTAAAAAGAGCAATAGTAAGATTATTGGGGGGCATCCTTCTACTGGTGCGCCGAATACGAAACACTATAAGTCTCAGGTTGGAGCGAATCCATTCTTCAAGCATCGCCAAGAATGTCGTCCATACAAAGGACCGCCAACTCCACAGAACAATACTTGTGATTTGCCTCAGACCGGCATTCAGATCATGTCGATTAGCGGACATACGTTCGTTATGGACGATTCTGTTGAGGAGCCATCAGGAGAACCTACCTGGGATAGAGAGTTTGATTTCGGTTGTAATGACCATTATGTGGGACGAACGTATTGGAAGTCTGCCACGGGCCATCTCATTGAGATGAGTGATGTGGAAAGTCCTCCAGGCGATGATGGGGCCAAATTGCGTGGCAAAGACAACTATATCAAGATTTTGACTGCCACTGGCAACAAAATCGAGTTAAACGATCACACAGAGTCCCAGAAGGATTGCCCTGGTTGTCCGCCAAACATTGCCGGTTCTGAACGTGGCATTCACCTAAAAAGCACCAGCAATCACACAATTGATATGGTGGACGAGACGAATGAGCAATGCGCTCCATGCCGTATGGAAGGTGGCGTTCCGATTCCGAAGGCGAAGAAGGCTTTCGTTAAAATCCGAACAGGGTATGGCCTGGAGATGATGTATCATGATGATGATAGCCAAGAAGAGACAAAGCAACAATATATTCAAATATTCTGCCCTCAGAAGGACAATGAAGAACGTGGTCCGCACATTCACAGGTATCAGGAAGCCCCATCAGGCCCAGGTCTTGTGTTCCTGCGTGTGGGTGGGAACTATATTGTTTCGACTTACGACAATCACATTACCATTGTGGGTGACGAAGAGAAAAATCCATCAGATTTGATGGAGATAGTAACCAGAACCAACCTCGTATATACCAAAGACGTATACCTTAACATCACCGATAAACTCCATCTGTTTTATGCCAAGGAAGTCATATTGCTGCTGGCTGGCGAGGATTGCGGTAGTGGTGCAGATTGTGGAGGTGGTTGTGGTGGTGAAAACCCGTGCTTCGGAGCCGTTATTGTTTACGACTTCTGTACTGGCTGCGTGAGGATTAGTGACCGTGTATTTGCCAGTACATCTGGAAAGGCACAGCAATTGTCAATCTTCCAGTTGGCACCGTTCATGAAATGCCCGCCATGCTAATGGAGACTAAATGAGAATATTCCTCGGTGTGCCATATCCCATAGTGAAGAATGCAAGGGGCTTCCTTTATTCTCAGGATGGGATCGACCAGATTAAATCCGATATGTTGTCTCTTTTATTGACCAACCCAGGCGAACGGGTAATGAACCCGGATTTCGGCACTCCTCTGCGCAAGTTGATTTTCGAGCCTAATGATGCTGCACTAAGACTTCAGGCAAAAAACATGATAATCAACTCAATTAAGAGATGGGAGCCACGAATTGCCGTCACAAACATTGAAGTTAGCTCAAAGGTTGACAAGGATTCGTTAAACAAAGCAGAGCAAAAACAAGACCTTGAGCATATTTTGTTCATCCGAATCATCTTCGTGGACCCACAAAACATTAAAGAAGTGCAAGAACTACTGCTAGAAGTACCACTAGGGGGAACATAATGGCGATCAATAACTGTCCGTTTGATATTACACCATATACTCAGTCGCAGATCATCACGACTCCGAACATCTTCAATTTGAACTATACAAATCAAGATTTCTGGTCGATGAAAACCCGATTGATTGAATTCACGAGACAGAAGTTCAACAAGGAGTTCTCAGACTTCGTGGAGTCATCGCTTGCTATTATGCTCATCGAAAATTGGGCATTCTTGGCTGACACTCTGTCTTTCAAGATGGATCAAATAGCCAATGAAATCTTCATTGATACTGTCACAGAAGCAGAAAACGCATTTCGATTAGCAAAATTAGTGGGCTTCGTACCACAGCCACCTATTGCTGCTCGAACACTATGGACTGCGACTCTGAACAATCCGGTTTTAACTGATGTGGTCATACCTGCTCCTTTTGACTTAAAAGTAAGCACTGGAAACAAACAATTGTCTATTGAGCTATTCCCTGCTGATGCTGACAATAATCCAATATTCGACCAAGACATTGTGATTCCTGCCGGTGGTGTGGTAAATGCAAGCATTGTTGGACTAGAAGGAACTACTCGTTCTTCAGAATCAAGTGGCAATGGTACTGTAGCTCAGACAATCGCCTTAAATGAATATCCTGTAATTTATGATTCCGTAAGAGTGGAAGTTGATGGAGTGTTATGGACTCAGGTTGATTACTTCACCGACTCTCAACCAAGACGAGAATACCGACTGGAATTCAATTCCAATTATCAAGCATTTGTGATTTTTGGAAACAATCGAGCCGGGTTGATTCCTTCTCAGGGAAGCAAAATTCTAATCACTTACCGCAAGGGCGGTGGTTCAATTGGAAACATCGTCAGTGGAACCATTGAAAAACAAACCATTGTCAATGTTCCCGGTCTATCTTTCAGTGTGCCTATTGGTTTAAGAAACTACACCAAGGGTGAATTTGGCTATGACGGCGATACGATTGAAGACATCAGAAATAAATTGCCAGCTTGGGTAAGAGCGCAAAATCGAGCAGTCACCGGATTAGATTACAAGACATTGACCGATCAATTTGCTACGGCTTACCAGGGTCAAATTGGCAAGTCAACGGCTGTATTAAGAAACTATGGTTGCTCTGGCAACATTGTTGACTTGTATGTTTTGGCATTGAATGGAAATGACAAGTTACAGGAAGCAAGCAATGAGCTAAAGGTAGAATTAGAGAACTACATAGATTCCTTGAAGATGTTTACAGATCACGTCTGTATTCGTGATGGGCAAGTGGTGGTTGTCGATACAGGACTTGATGTTGTGATGGATCGCTTTTACCGAAAGTTTGAAGACGAATTGAGAATCAAAATTCAAAGAAGGCTCGATTCTTTCTTTGCATTGAAGAATTGGGAATACGGCCAGACCCTAAGAGATTCAGACATGATTAAATCTCTTTCTGACTTGAAAGAGATTCAGAGATACGAAGTTAATTTCATTACGAATGATGCCGACAATGGTGGGAGCAGAGTGACAACTAAGTTCTACGAAATCATCCGGCCCGACACAACGGATATTACATTCACATACGAGTAAGGAGAAGGTTGTGGCGATACTGACAATAAATGACAACCCGTCTATTTCGGACACGATTGTATTCACTTTGTATACACCGGATGCCCAAGGCTGCTTCACGTCCAATCCTTATAAAGTCAATCGTCTTGTCATCTATTATGTAGAACGTGATTTCACCAGTGGCAACTTAAATGAGTATCAAAACAAGACCTATGACTTAGCAAAACTAAAGGCTGCTGAAGTTGCCGAGGCCACAGCTTGTGCCACGCCAAATGATGCAAATATAGCAGAAGCCAAAAGACTTCGAGCCATTGCAGAAAGCAATGTGACGGTTTCGCCATTCTTCTTTAATGAAGCATCTCCAGTTCACATCGTAGGCAATGATCGTTTCCCGGCATGGCTCT